CCTGAACGACGGCCTTAGCAACTTGCGCAACCGCCTTAGCCTTGGAGGCGACCGGACGAGGTTGCGGCTTCTTCTGCTGCTTCTTCCCTTTTGCGATAGTTTTTGATTTTCCCATATTTTCGAGCCCAGGTACAAAAAATGTCCTTATGCTAGCTCTTGATTTGCCAGTTAACACTGGCGCACCACTAATAAAGGTGATACGACTGGCAAGCTTCCTCACTAAGGTAGAGGCGCCCGCCGTAATCACGCAAAAGTTTGTGGAAATATGGGAAATGGTCTGACCACGCGTACTCAATGCAGAAACTCCTGAGAGTCTCCGGAAAGAGGGCGACCTTGTTTTTCTCCTTGTATTTCAACGACCAGAGATTCTTGTCGTAGTACTTTGGAGTGCTGACAACGACGCCGTTGTGCAGTCTACGAAACTGCAGTCCGACGTAGCTTAGGTCCAGCATACGGCCTTGCAGAGCTTCATGGGCGACGAACCCCTTGGAATTGATGAAGTCCAGGTATGGACCCATCGCGCCTTTAAGACGCTCAAGGGTGTCGTCCCCCGTGGCGAGTATCCAGCACGTGGGGTCCCAGCCCCCATTGCACTCTTCCTCATACCACACTCTGATATAGACCTGATCAAAGGAATTCTTGTCAATAGTAATCTTGGCGCCACTCTTCATGATCCCTTCCTCGATCTGCTCGAGTATGAGACCGTTACTGAGATGGATGAAACCCGGTTTGGCGAGGTACATGAGCACGTTCCACATGAAATCCTTGGATCTCTGCGGCACGTCCACCCAGTTCCTACATTGTCTGGGGCCGACGAACTCGCCGTAGGCCTTATAGCCCCAGCCCGACGCCGTAGCGTCATAGTTCTTCTTGTCGACCTCGACCTTGTCCGCCTTACCGTCATCGTACTTGCGAAACATCCTGTCCGTACCACCACCCTTCCACGAGTAACCGTATGTGGTGGGGATATCTGACGAGTTCTTCACAGTGGCACGAATATGCGAATTAAAAAACATGGAACACGCGATTCTGGTCACGTAGTCCATGTTGGCAATTATCCGCGGTCTCCGCTCAACCATTTTCTTGCGTTTCGTCGGCTCGCGCTTGATGAAATATTCCATCGTGGGCCCTATTGGGTTTGCGCTGTCTTTGAATTGCTCGATCCTGGTTTTGACTTTCCTTGCGATCTCGGCAACTCCGTACTTCTCGATGGCTTCGGCGATTGTTCTCGCCTCTTCCCCGTAGCCTGTGCTGCCCTGCTTGTTGGTCCCTGATCCTTCGATTTCTTTTTCAATACTTTCGAGGCTGTCCCAGCCGGGGTCATACTCCCACTTCGCTGCTGAATACATGTCTTCAATAACTCGCATAACTCGGCCATGCATTTCTGCGTTTGGTCCGGGCTGGCGGTTGAAGACAGCTGCGCTGCTGACGAAGGAGTCGAACTCAAGCTCGGCGTCGACTTTCGGGAAGACGTAATCCGCGCTTGTTTCAACTTCAATACGGGGGTCACGAACGTAGTTCGGCTTGGCCCTGTATGTGGGTTGGCTGCGGCCGACGACTCGGAAAGGTCCGATACGTGTGCCTGGCGCGTACTTATCTTCGCGCTCGCCAGCGCCGCCCTGTTTTCCGAAGCTTCCTCACTCTCTCGCTTACGCGCTGCCACGGATGGCTGGGCGTCGTACTGGGAGTTATTGTTCGGATTAAGAGGGTCATCTTCAAACTCGAGCTGATCGACCTCCTCATTAGTCAGATCACACGTGAGCAATTTGCCACGGTGATAAAACATGAGGGTATTGTCATCATACTGGTTGCGATCGACCCACCAATTGAGGGCTGGGTTCTGCTCCTTCAGCTCTTTAAACATCTTCCTGATGTACTCATCGCTTTCCGGCGTGCCATTGAGGCCCACCTTACCGGCGACGTACGCCTTGAATTCGTCCAACGCCTTGAAATCAATCCTGTTGAGTTCAAGGGAGACGGCATTCTGGATAAAAGCCGCTGAAACAGCGTAGTTCGGCACGTCAGGGACGTCGGACCCTGCGCAATGCAGGCCGACGAATTTACCATTGGACGTAACGGCACCGCCAGACCAACCTGTGAAGGTGGTGGCCGTGTGCCGAATCGTCCCCGTAACCGCATCATTGCTAACGATGCTGCCCTGAGATGAGAACTGTCGGAACGGGGCTACCGCCTCGACCATGTGTACTTGCACAGGTGCTTTGGCCGGGACTTTGGAAATAGTCAAAGCCCTAGGATCACCTATGTGTTTCCACTCATGAGTATCCAGACAGACGACGAAGAAATCCTGCGGCCATTTGCGGCAGAAAATTCTCGAATCGTCTATCTCCAGCGTAGCGCCGTTCAAGCCGCTAATAACGAGGGAATCACCCTCGCGATGAGGCAGCTGGTGTTTATTAAACACCAAGCGCTTGACATCGTCTCTGAATCTGACAACATCGCAATTGCCATTCTTACGCAGGGCCCCATCGGGTCCACAAACGAAGGCTGGCAACACGGTGCCGTCGATGCGACGATCCGTATTAAGGTTGGGTTCAGACCCAACCTGATAGGACTCGTTGGTACGCTCCCTGCAGTAGTAGACGCGAACCTCACCCGACTTCGGGTGACGCAACTTGACGAATGAATCCGTGGCGTCGACGATTTCAGCGTCGACACCATAGACGCATTTAGACATGTCATGCTTCGGCCAGCGATTAAGCCAGCGCTTCTTGAAACCGACCCACAATTTGTGGGCCCGCCCATAGACGCGCCCGCAAAAAGCCGGC